AACTGGTTATGCTACAAGTGCAACCGGAAATTATTTAACATATGATCAGGTTATAAATTCGTCGAATTTACAACTATTTCCTATTCCTTCCTATGATGTAGGTGTTGGAATTACTCGTAAAAATTGGTCTAGAGGATCAAAATTTACTCCTTGGTCTAAAAACAATAGCTCAAATTCATATGTCTTATATGATGATAAAGTGTATCTTTGCGTGTCTAATAATGAAAAAAATATCGTAAACATATCCAATTCTTCTGTCATTCCACCTACACACACATCGGGTAAAGTAAAATATTCGGATGGATATATTTGGTTATATTTATATAGTATAAGTGCAAATGTGATAAACATGGTAAATTCTTTTACTATTCCTGCACCTAGTTCATATAGTCTAAAAAAATTAGTAATTGACAGAGAAATAAACGATATAGAATGTGGAGCAACTGCAGGAGTGACAGGAATTTGTGCATTATATCTAACTAATAGTTCCAAAACTACGGCAAATTTAATTTATTCCAGTGAAGCATCGTGTGAATCTTGTAAAAATACTGCAGAAGAAACTACAAAAACAGATTTACTCACAACAGTATTTTATCCACAAGGATTAACTTCAAGCAGCACCATTTCTATTAAAACTCCACAACAATTTTTAGAATTTTATATTTCAACAGAAAAAATAAATTCAAAATTAAATTTTGAAGCCCGATGTTACGAAGAAGCAAAATTTTCTGGTATATCAGCAGGTGCAATTTTAGGAGCCTTTATCAATTTAAATACAATAACAGGAGTATCTGCTGCATATCTTAATCTTACTGCTTCAGAGTTGCCTATTACTGTAACAGGTGGAGAAGGAACAGCAGCGTCAATTGAATTTATTACTATAAATAATTCCGGTCTTAATCAAATAACTGGAATTCGTTTAACTTCTGGCGGAACAAATTATACAACAGAACAAACACAAGTAAGTCTGTCTGGTATTGCGGATTCGACAAAACGAAATACAATACAATCTGCAATAAGTCTATCAGGAACAGCAAAATCTTTAACTTTTAACAATATTAATTCCATATTCGATGCAGCATCAACCAATTCTATCGGAACAGATGGAGTGATCAGAATAATTAATTCCAGAATAGACGCTCATTCTCCTAGCACAAATTATTACGGTCTAATTGAAGCAGATCCGTATACCAATGAAATCATATCTGAATTATGTCCAAGTGTTTTACGAATATATCCATATATTTCGACCGGATTAACTTTTGGTCGAGAATATTTAAATATAATTTTTAATCAACCAATTAGTCAAACAGAATTACAAATGAGATAATAATATGAAACCTCCATTTTCTAAAAATACACCACTCAGTCAATTTCCATATAATTCTAGAACAGGCGATAATGAATTTGATACGTATGTCCCTTCCAAAAATTACATACTACACGGATTCAAACCTGGCAATGCACTTCAGGCATCAGAACTGAATGAAATTCAAGAAAATTTTTATAAAAATTTAACTTTACATAATATTTTATTAAAAAATTGGATTTTTATTGGTTCCAGTTTATTTCAACCAGCAATACCAACAGAACCTATAAGAGGACCTTCCTGGTTCGGTGCTGTGCCACTCCATCCATTTCAAAGTGTATCATATATTAATGGAGTAGTATCTATTAAACCAGATTGGTACTTGGTAGATGATTTTAGTGGTATTAAATTTTGGATCTATAATAATACGGTAAAAAATATTCCCATATCGTCTGTAAGTAACAATCTAACAATAGTATTAGATATAACTTCTGGTTATGTAAACGGAAATCAAGACACAAATTTAAAAGACAATTCAAATGGATATCTAAATTCTAGTTTAAGTTTAGGAGCAGATAGGTATAAATTTGATATAAATGGTGTTAAAATCACAAGTAATCCTTTATCAAACCAACGCGAAATATTAAAAATAACTAACGGCAAGCTTTCTTATATAAATAATTTGCTATTTGCTACAATCTAAGGAAATAAATGTCATTCAATCCAATAACATCTTTACAATCAACCGATACCTTTCAGACTTTATTTACTAGAAATAATGAAGTAATAAGTCGAATTAATTCTTTAAAAATTGGAGGTATAAGTGCCGGAACTGGAATTATTATTAATGGTCCCAATAATCAAGGAGGAATAACATTAACTGTTGATTTTTCTCAAGGCACCGGCATTTCTGGTAATACTGTAATTACAATAAATGGAAATGTGCCGACAGGATTAGGTTTAAACTCTCCAATAGGAATAACTGGTGGTGTATTGGGAGCTTGTTCTACTAGTAGTTTAACTTCTTGTAGAAATTTTTTAGGATTCATATCAGACATAGCAGCATCTTCATATAAAATAACATCTAGTGGCAAAGTTTTTAACTCAAGTCTTTCTGAGAACACTTTATATTATTTAAATACCACGGGTGGTATTACTCCAACTCGTCCAACTGCAAACAACTCTATAATCAAACCGGTCTTGTTTAATATTAATTCAACATCAGGAGCAATTGTTCTACAACAAAACGAGACTCTAATAGATATTGCCTCCTCTACTTACATACAGTCAAGTTCCAGAAATATAGCTCAAATTCCTTCTAATGGTTTAGTACTAGGAGATACTGTTTATTTTGATATAGCATCTAATCAATGGAAAAAAGCACAAGCAAATAATGCTGAAACTTCTGAAGTATTTGGTATTATCGAGTCTATCTCTGGCAGTACTGCTTCTGTAATTACTAACGGATCTATTACTACTATTCCAGCAGGTAAATTAAATAATTTAGGATCAGGTGGAGAAGGAGGAAATGATATTTGGTTTTTATCACCAACTATACCAGGATCTTTACAAAACCAAGGAGCTACATTAGCAGGACACATTGTAAAACCCGTATTTTATCAATTTCCACACACAACAGAAGGAATTGCATATACAGGTTATGTGGTAAATTACAGTGGTTATTTTGCAGGTGGGTCTGCAGCTGGCGGAGTAGCTGGTGGGGGTGGTGGTGTTACTAAAATTATAGCTGGCACTAATATTACTGTACAGCCTTCGAGTGGTTTAGGAGAAGTGACGATTAGTGCTTCTGGTGAGGGTGGGGGTGGGGGTGGTAGTATCACGACAATACAAGCAGGTTCCGGAATCCAGGTGACCGACGGTACAGGTCCGACAGTAACAATATCAACATCAGAATCAAATCTAATTAGAATTGGAGAATTGAAACAAGTTGCATATCATGGAGCAAACAGATTTGTTTTTAAAAATTGGTTATCTTCTGTAATTAAGGCGTCAGAAGGTGTTCAAACTAAGGCTGAAAACTGTGTTTGGTTAACTTCTTTTCCTTGTGATTTCAGAATTAGACCTGATAATAATTATACTCAGTTTTTAGGAATCACATTTGAAGCTAACCAACTTACTCAAGCGCCGCTGCCATCTGTTCACAGATTAACTGATTCTAATTATATTGCAATGGATGGAACATTGTATCTTGCAGAAAATCCATGGACTCCGATTACAAACGTATGGAAAGACGAATTTTCAAACGCATTACTCAGTACAGGAAATACTTTTAGTGTTCGTGATGATATTTTTACGAATCTGCCATTTCAAGGAGACGGCTCAGATAATACTACTACAGGTAAAGGAAGGACATACGAATCCGGCAGATATCCATTAGAATTATTATGGAACAGTGGAGTAAATTCTATTGCAAGAGTACAACCTAATATAAACGAAGAAGATCCGATTGACACCAACAATATTGGAGGAGATCTTAGTGGAGGTTCCGTTAATACCACAAGTCGTTGGAGAAGATTGATTCAATTGTGGTTTACTCAAAACGATCCGGAGGGAAACGCCTGGCCCTTAATCAACTGGGCTAATGTGAGAGCAATATATTCAGATGAATTTAATGCCTTACTTGGTAACACTCTTATTCTTCCTGGTTCAGAAGGAGAATCCGAAATGGGAGACATACAGGATCCACTCGTAAACCCTGGTGCCTCGAATGACTGGCCTGGTGCTGGCATAGAACTTACAACATTTCGATCATCTATGGGAGGAGAAACTAACCCGAATTATAGGAAATTTAAAAAAGAACTATTAACTTCTTTTTATCTTCCAGGATTTATGTTTCAACCTAGAACATATATAGGGGATACAAGTTCGTTTAACTCAGAAGATTCTCCTACATCTCCTGAAGAAAAAATTAAAACCAATTCGGAAGACGGAACAATTGATTTGTACTCTAACTGGATGATACACAATGCCCTACAAGATGTTCATGCAGACTGGCAAAAGATAGGATTTATTATACCAAGACAAGGTAGAGAGAAAACTAGTAATAGCGAAACTCTTGTAGATGTACCACTCGCACAGCGCAGAGGAGGATTGTATTTTTATTCTCCTTATTATTGTATAACTGAAGGCATATGGGATTTGGATAAAGTTAATGTTCACAATTTTTTTAAAAATGTATCTAATCCACAGGTGCCGCCAGCACTACTAAATACTCCAAAAGCTATGCAATGGCATATTCGCGTAGGAGATAACACAGTGGATAATAGTCGAAAAGTTTTTCTGTTTCAACCCACATGGGTGCAACTTATTGCAGGATTAAACGGAATTCATTGTCCAGACTGGTCCAATCCAATTAGATCCGCCCAGGAGGACTTTGCAGCTCCGCTTCCTAGAACACTGATGCGATTGTTTTAAATAAAAACTGTAAACATATTATGTCTAGTTTTGTACGAAACACATTCAATGACGGCATAATAGGTCCAACAGGCCCAACAGGTCCTATTGGACCAATTGGTCCAAGAGGAGACACTGGAGCAAATATTTTTGGTCCAACTGGTTCTTCCATAACAGGAATAACATTAACTGATTCTCGATTGATATTTACATGGGAAAATGGATTTACAGCCAACAGTGAAACAATCAAAGGAATTACTGGACTTTGGGTTGTTCAATTTGGCGTAACTGCACCAGACAATCAAATTATTAAAAGTTTTTCTAGAAACCCTAAAATACTGTCAAATTCTCCTACTATTACTACAAGTGATTCTTTGGTTTTAAAAACTATTCATACCAAGACTCCAGATGTAATAGAAATTAACAGAATAGAAGACAATAGAATACAAATTTCATATGTTGGATCTAGTGGAATTACTTTAGATCAAACAAATTTAAATCAACTTGTTATTGCTACTAGTAGCAATGCATTTGATGGAGCAACAAATACAAATTGGAATCCTACTACTGGAGTTTTAGATTGGACTATAGCGCGATATGCAGAATTTACTCAAAGATTAGCAATAATCGATACCTCCTATAACATAAATGTAAACGATGGATCTGTTTTTTTATTAATCGACGAAGGCACCAATAACGTACAGATTAATCTTACGGGAACCATACCTTCCAACCAAAGTGCTGGAATTACTATTATTATCCCGAGGACGACACCTACTGTTACTTTTGATATAAAATCATCAGTTCTAGCGAGTAAAATAAGATTTCCGTTAATAGCACCATTACCAAAGACAGGAGTAAATATTTATACAGGAATATCTATCGGAAATATTTGGTATTTTTCTTGTAGTATGCTTGGTGGTATAAGTAACACTAAAACTTCATATTCTGACATAAATCCAACATTCAATCAGAGTGAAGCACTTCAGATGCTTGTAGGAAATTGTTGGAACAAATCAACTACAGACAATCCTATTTGTTCTACTTATGACCTCAATTCAGACGGCTTCATAGACGCCACCGATCTGACGTTACTTCTGTCCGCGTGGGGCGCGAACGTATTTGATTTCTATAGTGGATGTAATAGCATAAAAGGACCATCGTTTACTCGAGAGTGTATATCAGGATAAATTATGAAAAAACAATCCAGCAATCCTCTTAGTGCATTAAATATAAACGGATCTTGTCTTTACGAAGGACCAACAGGACCAGTATGTATCTCAACGAATGCAGAAAAATGCCAGAGTCAATACAAAGGAGTGTTCGTAGAAGGATCAACATGTGGCTCAGCTTCTGGACTGAATGGAAGTTGTTGTTTATGGGATCCTGAAAACAAAACAATACTTCCGTGTCAAACTTCAACATTTTTAGCATGTCAGACGTTAGCCGAATCGTTTAATTTTAAATTTAATTGGTCTGTTGTTTCATGTAAAGAAAGAAAATGTGAATACGTTTTTGAATCTAAAGCATCAAGACAACCAATACTGGGTGCCTGTTGCAACGGTAACGGACTATGCAAGGAAACTACACAAGAAGATTGCGAAAACAGTCAATTCTTTTATCAGGGAAACGGTACTATATGCGACAAAGGAATTTGCATCGAAGGAACAGGAGGATGTTGTAACGGAGTAACCTGTAATGATGGTATCACTGGAACTTATTGTGTTGAAAATAAGAGTTTATATTTAGGAAAAGGAAAACGATGTTGGGAATTTACATGTGAAACAAATCGACTTCCATGTTTGGACTCTATAACAACAGAAAAATTAAAAATTGGTGATCTATTCGAAGGCGGAGTTGTCGTCGGAATTTATCAACCAGGAAATAGCAAAGGTATAGGTCCTAAATTTTTAACAAATCAAGTAGAAATAGATGATTTATTGAAATCTGAAGCAGAAACAATAGAATTAACTACTATTGCAGATGGAAGAGGATATGGAGAAATTGAAGAGAACTTGTGTGAAATAAATTACAGTTATATTATGATTATGTCTATGAGTCCTATCGTTAATGATTTGACTAAGACAAGATATACATGGTCTAGAGATTCAAATGCTTGGGGACCGTTATTTACTTCTTGGGGAAAAATACTAGAATCTAATACAATTGATTTGAATCTTAAAAATGAAGGATTTGTTTACAATAACGTTTTTTCGAATAAAATAAATAATAGTATTATTCGAGATAATATGGTAAATTACTGCAATAAAAGATCTGTTGGAGATGATCCGATAAAAAGACTAGATAATAGATCTACTCAAGGAATATGTGGAAAGTGGTCGACGGATTGGGGAATGTACAATACAATACGATTAACTAATGCAAAGATTTTCGATCAAGCAGGAATAGATTATGATCAGTATTTAACTAAATCATTATACCAGAGTGGAGAAAAATTCGATTCAAATAGAATGGTTGATTTAGCAACAGCGATTTTAGAATACAATAAAACATCTACTTCTGCTAATAATCCCAACACATCAGATTGGTTTGTTGCTTCTGCAAACGAATGGGCTTATATATTGAGAGAAATTAAATTAAATAATCTTAATGAAACTCTTATTGCAGCAGGAGCATATCCTATAACAGATATTAATTGGACTTCTACTGGAGCGTTCGATTACAAAAATTTAGAAGGAATATCAGAAACCGGAGAAACTTGTTCTGTAGGAAAGGTGGCGTTGGCAGTAAATAGTAATACAATGAAGTTTGAAATAAGAAACAGAATGGAACCTGCTTTAGCAAGACCTATACGTCTAGTTACATGTAATGGCAAATATCCCACCTCAGATTATTCTTCTCTATGGAGAATCAATAAATGACAAATATTCCTGGGAGTTCTTCTATTCCTGTGTTTCGTGGAGTTGGTCTGATCGGTTCAGTAGGACCTAATGGCCCAACCGGGCCCACTGGAATAACTGGAAGTCCTGGACAATGTTTGCCAGGAGTAACTGGAATAGGAATTTCTGGAATAACTGTATCGGAAAATAATTTAATTTTGACTTTTGGTACTGCAGATAATCAAGTAAATATACTTCATTCTTCAATAAAAGGAAATACCGGTACGAATAGTGTAAATGGTTCTGTTTTTAATATACAGGCAAGTTCATTGTCGGGTCATCACATATTTCAAACATTTAGTCCAGAAGAGTTTAGTACTAGATCTGTTACATTTTCAGCAAATCCTAATCAAACAAAAACACCTAAATTTTTAGGGATTACATTCAATAACATTGATGTTATTGATGGTGCTACTTTTTATAAAATAAAAAGTCTTAAAACACTCTATAGTCCTTCTGGTTCTAGTGGTCAATTGGCTTATGTAGATCAATCGTTAGATAAATTTACAGTAAGAGGAGCCACTGGAACTTTATGGAATCCCATTACCGGTTTGCTTCGATATGTTCAAAACTACACTAAAGAAATTGATAATTTTAGTTCTACTGATAACAGAGACAATTATAGATCTGAGAATATCAATACTATCGGGGGAACAGTAATTACTGGAGGATGGGGAAGTGGGATCACTTTTACTATACCGGTAACTACTATTTCTGGAAATACAGGACAATCAGGATTAATTGTTTCGGCTCCTACTAATATAAAAATACCATTTTTTTCTACGAATCATTCTAGTGGAAATACTGCAAATTTATTAGTAGGGGGAGCAACACTAGGTTCTTGTTTTTTGAGTACAATTCCAGATCCAAGAAAAAGATGTGTTGATTTTATAAGTGAACCGTATTGTAAATCTATTCAAGGAAGTTGGAGCATAAATCCGTGTTCTAATAGAGAAGAAGTATTTTCTGCCGTTAAAACTTGTTGTATATATAGTTACGAATTAGACAAAGTTACTTGTATAGAAACATTTGAATCTGAATGTTTACAGTTTATGGGATTACCTGGAAACTTAAGTAAATGTTCTGTTTACGAAGGACTAATGAAAAAATGTTCCAATTTAATAGATTTGTGTCTGGAATGTGATTCCGGACAATGTTGCTATAAAGGAATTTGTACAGAAGAGTCAGAATATGATTGTATAACCAAAAATCCTGGGGCAGTTTGGTTTTCTGGAAAAACATGTTGAGTCAATTTTTTTAGTATAAATAATTAAAATGAAACTAGAATATAATACACGATCACTTAAAACTAATTTTAGTGTGGTTATTTTTGAAATAATTAACAAGAAAGACTTAATATAATGCCTCCTGGTAGTGACACGGGTAGTGGTGGACCTATATTTGGCGGCGGAGGCGGCGGAGGCGGCGGAGGCGGCGGAGGCGGAGGCGAAGGCGGCGGGCCGAACCCCGGCAATTGCCAGTTCGCCTGCTCATGCGATCGATATGCGTACATATGCTGCATATTCGGTTGCTGCCCGCTCGCTGGGGGGGACGGGTTCCATGGCGACTGCGATCTTTGGCTTACGTATGTAAACAAAAACGGCTTTGGCCCCCAAAATAGAATTAGTTGTGGGACCTCAAATCCGCCCTCCTCCACTGTGATTCAAACATGTGCGCCGTACGGAGAACCCTTTGTCAGAATTCCGCCCGAGAACAGGCCGCCGGGCGCGAGCCGATTCTGGGGGTTTGCAAAAAAACTAGGCAGTTATTGTGGTCCGATACATGTACTACGTGGCATCTTCGGCTCGCAGACAGACTGTTGCCGCCCTCCCTGCGCGATGCAGCACCAGGAATGTAATATGGCGTGCTTAGAATCGGGCACACCTGATGACTACTGCCATAATTATTCAGTTAAAACATATTTAACTACTTCTGGAATTAATCCGTATCGTGGAATACATTATGAAGCAACAGATAAACAATTGATTCCTCAATCGTACACAGGAACAACATTATACGGAATATACGCATCTGTTATTCCTGGAACCACATTTCCTTGGTGTGTAATCGGTACAACATCCTCCAGTATTAATCCGTGTTTTCCTGTGTTCGGTGACACCGAACAGTGTTATGTTTGTAAAAATATAAATACAAAGTTTATTTCTCCTAGTGTATTCAATACCAATACTATTTTGGGAAAACGATCCATAGGACAGGGTATAAATGGTGCCCCCTCGCCTGTTTCGCAAAATATTTTTACTTTTAATTCAATATTTGACCAACAGCAACTCAAGAACATTGAAAAAATTGGAAGTAATCCTTTCTATTCTATCTCAACAAATAGACAATTCCAAACACTTGGAGTAATGAATCATGCCAAATATATAAACTCCTTTTCTTATTTTGGACTTACTGGATTGGGATGGAAGAATTTGAATATGGTTAGAGGAGTTCCTATTCCATTTAATTTTCCGAATTTTGACTCGAACGACGCAACAAAACCCCTCTTTTCAAACGGATTTAATAATTCCATAGAAATAACTGCGGGCGACACTGCAACAGCATTCATAACACCGAATTACATCCAGGCAGCACAAGGAAAAACTTTTTTCTGTGTTATAAATTCTAACGATTGTTCTGTTATAACAGATCATTCTACAGAACTTCCTGGAGAACATCCCGATACAGTCGATGATCCGAATTACGGGCGTCCATATAAGCATTGGTGTCATATATTGAGAGATCAGGGATATGAAAGCATAAACCCAGCAGGAATAACAAATAGAACTCTTGACGACTTATCTTTTAATAAATTAAGATATGCAAATAATTTAGGTGGTATAATCCAAGATTCCGATAGAATTATAGCTCGAGCTGAAACGGAACTCAGAGAAATAAGCGAAGAAAGCAACAGAATACCGCACTACATTAGTGGTAATTTTACAGAAACTGGTGAAGGAGATGTATTTGCAAGGATATGGAACGCACCTCATGTAAATCCTTATAGGTCTTTTGGATTTGATTATTATCGTGTATTCGAAACGTCATCAGGAATATCGTATCAGGCTAATTATAAAGATTTTCCTGATGGAGTATTTGGAGTAAGACCTGATTTATTTATTTCACGAATAATAACTAGAAATTGTCGAACTGATGGTAATTTATTTCCTATTGGATATGGAACAACAGCAGATTTACAAAATAATACTAGTTGTAATACTCATCAGTGGTTAGGCTGGGACAATTGGGGAATCACCAATCCATTTGAGCATTACAAAAATACAAATTGTGATAGCGACAACTTCAATCCTTCTAGATTTTATTATAATCAAATTTCTTTAGGAAATCAACACGGATTAGTATCACTTGGAATAGTTCCCGATGTAGCGGACGAAGCAGATTTCGTATATAAGAACCCTATTTCTGATATTAATTTTAAGCAAAGAGAAAAAAACATAAGATACTTGATACAATTTTCTGGTAAAGAAGTTTCGCCGTTACCAACTGACGGGATTTCTCGTTGGTCTACGGAACAGCTTGATCTTGCAGATGCTGGTAGTATTAATTTGTCATCATATCCTGTTTCGAAATTTCTGAATCAACCAATCGAGGATGAAATATCGTATAGGATTTTTAATTTTACTGGTAGTTCTCCAGATAGAATCTGTAGTATAGAAGTTACAGGCGGATTAACCTTTGATGATATAACAGAAGATTTTTGTAGACTGAGTCATAAGTCTATCCAAGCAATTCCTCATTTAATTAATAAAAGTCTATTAAGAGAATACGTTGGATTTGTCGGTGCAACTGTACGAAACGCAGGTTTTAATACTGAGGCGCATCCTATATGGAAACCGAGTCATAAACCGCCGATAGTACATATATTAGACGCAGAAGGAATCGCCACACTAATTATAAAAAAGACAAATCCGGGTGCATTATATCCAACTAGTATTGGTTTATATAGAAATGCCAGTTGGAATTGGATTAGTGCCGGAACTAGTGGAAATAACTGTGCAGTTTTAGCATACACCCATGATAATAAGAGAATTCATAAGTTTTTATGTTGGGGTTCTCGGTACAACATACCAAATCCGGATCCAAAACATTGGCCAACTGGTATCTCTTTTCAAGAACACACAACTTCTTCTAATATTTGCACAGCTGGATTAACAGAAGACTGGAAACCATGTCAAGTAGATGTGACGATTGATACTCCTATATTTTATTTGAAAACTTATCCGTTTTCTAGTTATTGGATACGCTCTGAGAAAAATCCATCAAGTTTTCCTCAAATTCCATCCAATGGACCCTTATCTTCTCAATTAATATTTAACACAAGAGCAAAAGTTATAACAAAATCACATAATAATGATACATGGATTAAACATGAAAATCAGGCGTTTGGTCCTCCTATATATTTTAATTTTTATCAAAAATCTGATGATACAAAAGATTTTTTTAAGAAATTCAATACTCCAAACGGAAAAGACTTATTTAATAATCATCTAAGTACTATATACAGAACCTTTGAGACTATTAGTGATATATTTGGTGCAAAAAATTATCCAGACTTACCCACATATCTAGAGGTTAAAGGAAATAATAACTTATCAAACCTGTTTACGGGAGCTACTTTTCAGAACTGGGATTCTTCTTTATTAGGTCATCCTGGTACAACATCAGGAATCACTTTTGTCGGATTCGATAATTCGTATATTCCTGTATCCAGTCATACAGATTACAAAGAGAGTCCTGCAACTTATTTGTCTAATAATCTATATTTACCGTCATGGACTCCAAATTATCCGTTAGTGAGTGGTGGTGCTCATTTATTAAATATACTAAATCCGGGTTCTACCTATACATGTGGTTGTGGTGGAGGACAAACAGGTTGTTGTATTTCTGTTAGCGGTTGTACTATAGATGTTGAATGGGCATGCAAAACTATAGGAGGAACATGGAGTCCTGGATCTTGCCCGACTACATGTAATTGTAACCCCCTAAATACTAATCCGACAACTCTTTCATTCAACGAATCTGAAGGAACTCAGAACGTAATACTCGGTCAGACAGATCCATTATGTCAGTGGACTGTATCTGTACCCGGAAATTGTCTATGGATCACTGCTCCAACGACAGGAACTAGTACTAGTATTTCAGTATCAGTAGAACAAAATTCAACGACAACTACTAGAACATGTACAATTACTGTTACGGCAAGTAATGCTACTAAATCCATAACAGTAACCCAAACGGGAACAGGAGGAGGATCAAATACTGGAGCGTGTTGTTTACCGGATGGTTCTTGCGTTGATTCTGTGACTCAGACCGAGTGTAACACACAGAGCGGCAATTACCGTGGCAACAATACAGTTTGCTCGCAGCAAAACTGTGGTAGTGGTGGTGGTGGTGGTGGATTTATAGACTGTTGTGATTATTTTGTAGGTCCTTGTTGTAAAAACAATAGTTGTGCGGAAAATACAACTCCACAAGAATGTTATACTGCTAAAGGTATATTTTTAGGATTTAATCGAACTTGTGACGATTGTCCAACAACGAGTTAACATATGAGTATAATTGGATCTAGTTCTATATTAACAACAGGTATTCCTGGTCCTGTAGGGCCGATAGGTCCTACAGGAAACACAGGAAATGTAGGATTATCTGCTGCTAACTGTGAAAATTTAGCAAGAGGAGGAACTTCTACTTATATAACCAGTGTAAAACAAGAAAATAATCCGTATGCTAATACTGTATTCTCTTTTTCTGATAATCAAAAACAATCCTTTATATATTCCAAACTAGCAGGATCTACTTTATTTGATTCGTATGGAGTTCTTGGGAGTGCAGTGTCTACTCCTTCTATTTTTATAGCGGCTTCTGGATCTAACGCAGGAGTTACATATCATTTCAAATCAATTAGTTCAGAAATAGCCGCAATGGAAGTTACTTCCGATTCTGATCATATCTATATTAATGGTCCGGTTAATCCATATGATGCAAAGGGATTCATTGAAAATGAGTTATTGTATTTTACTGGTAAAACACAAGATCCTATTTTAGACGGTATAACTGGAGGGCTAGGTTCTTTTAGATTTGAACCAAAAACGAATCACTTCAGTGTTAATACAGGAATATTAACCAGAACTATAGTATCTACCATTTCTTCTGCTGCTATTGGAAGCAGTGGTAGTTATATTGATATAAGACAAGGAGGAGTATTTTATATCAATACTCCAAACGGAATATTAGGAATAACAGGAATGACTGGTAGTGTAGGTTCTACTGGAAATATTATAACATTAACAGTCATTACTCAAAGTGATTATATTTGGAAATTTCCAACAAATGTCTGGTTTGAAAAAGGAGAAAATTATTTAGGATGTGGTGAGACTGTTATAAATTTAACATCCAATAATAATGGTTTAAACTGGAACGCAACTGTTTTTGGAAGAGGATTTAACTCTACTGTTTTGACTTGCAATTCTTCATGGGATATGGGATCTTGTAATTACAATCAAGGTCAAACTTGTAATAATTATATTACTCGTGCAGATTGTAATTTAAGTAACGGCATATTTTGTCTCAGATCTTGTGATTTAGAATGGGAAGTATTTGATACCGGATCTTGTTGTATTAATGGAGTATGTAAAGACAATACTTCAAAATTTTTATGTACAAAATACGGAGGTAGATGGTGGAGTCCGGTTCAAACCGGTAATAACGGTTGCAATGCATTTAAATGTTGGGATCCTTGTGTAGACGGACCAGGATCTTGTTGTCCTCCCGCTGGATCCACTTGTTTAGACAGACATTCCAAAACAGAATGTGATATGCTCAGTGGAACATGGTCGGGAGAAGAGTGTAATCCATTTAGTTGCACACCTCTTGGTGGTAGTATAGGAGCATGTTGTTTGGGTCCCAATTTATGTGAATCACTAACCTATAAGGATTGTGCAAAAAGAGGAGGAATATTTACTGGTATCGGAGAATTGTGTGGAGAAGTTAATTGTGACTGTTTCAATTACTTGCCGTCAGGAATAGGTTGTGGAACAGGAATTTCATTTTCCGATTCCGGAGTAAAATTTTCAGAATTTCAATTAAATACCAATGGATTTGATTTTACTGAAAGTGAAGGAATAACTAGTGCTAAAATTTGTTTTAGATATAAACCACTAGGAAAAAAAGATAGATTCTTTATCTTACGAACAAATGATGCAGATCCTGCAATTAAGTCAGGAATAAGAAATCTTCCAGCAAAAAATTATTATGATAATTATATTCCATTTATAACTAACCCAATTTTAAGTCATCCTAGATATGTTAATCCAGAAAATCCACAGAGTAAAGATGGAACTAATTATGATACTGCTATTTTCGACTCAGGATGTACATCTGGAAACGAATGGAAAAATGTGGAACTAACAATAAAAGATTCTGATGTTGAAATATACGATAATACTGATCAATGGTATAAAAAATTAAGACTTTGGGTCTTTGCTGGTTGTGATCCAACTCAATCAGGTGCAACTAAATGGTTTTTGGGAATAACTTGTGACGAATGTCCAACTCAGTCCTCATTAGCATTAATAAATTCGGTCGAAAATGTCAATAGTGCTGATACAAAAATAATAAATATAGCAGACAGTGTATTTAAAATAATCGGCGGAGATATCTCATGACTACAAATTTTCGCTCAAGAATACCTGATATTATAAATCACGACATTGTATTGCATCAAGGAATTTGTTGTACCGGAAACAGCAGAATAGGATCTACAGGAGAATTCGGATATCATGAATGTTTTGCAAATAATGGACAATATTTTCCGTACATATATTCTATAGTTGGTTCTACTGGAACGATAATCACATCCGCAATACCAACATGTGAACAAAGAAATCCAAAAAATGTCACTTAATTCGACTGAAATTAAAATATTAAATGAAAGCAAACTTATGTGGGGCAGTTGTTATACAACAATTGATCAAGATAATGAAAAATATACCTCATGTAAAGAATCAATTGCGTATGAATGTAGTGGATATTTTGAACCACAAGATCCATGTTCTACATTTAATTTTTCAAACTTATTTAAACATGATAATAATTGGCAATCTTATAGTATGCCCGGAGCTAGTTTTTCTAATATTAGTATAGGATCTGAGTTCCAAGGGATAATATATGCAGGAAATTATACTCCGAGTTCATTTCAAATATCAGATCAACTGAAAACTTATACTTCTCAAGATTCTAATAGTTATGCAATTTTTGTTTATTCTGATTTAGTTTCTCAATCTTTTGATTCATATAATCCATTAAAAAAAGATACTTCTGCTTTTAGTGGTTCTTATAATAAATTTTTTGGAAATAAAATAAATTCTATATTAAATAGTTCAGATTATTCAGATATTGGAATACTGTGGTCTGATTTTTGTGTTCCTTCTTTAGGAGAATTGGTATTTCTAAAAAATCAATTTAACTCTATAACAAATTTTAGAGCCAAATTAAATTCTTTATTGTCTGGAACAAATTTTATATTAACATCATCTACTGTTTTTGTTGGAGATACAATTAGTTACAGACAATTAAAACCATTTAATCAAAAATTTTTATATGGAATAGATCTAAACTCTGATACTATACCATATCCTTTAATAAGTTCAAAATTAAACATACATAACGTGGTTCACACTAGATCAATTCCTTTAACTTAATAAATCTAATATGGGATGTGGTTGTAATAAAAATAAAAACTCTGAAAAATCCTGCACTGGCACGGATTGTCCGTCAACAAAAGTAGCAAAAGAAATTACAATTCAACATCTGATTGAACCCGTTTCTAATATAAATACTCGTAGTGTTCCTGTTTGGTTAAAACAAAAAGGTTATAATATGGATCAAGAATTTAAAAAACGAGAAGTGGCGCCTTCAAATCCGATTGCAAAAGGATTTGGAATGGCAACAAGTTTTATTAATGCAATAGCTTCTAAAGGAGTTAACAGCGAAAAAGTAAACATTCCCTTAAAACAATTACGAGTATTGAGTTGTTTTGGGAATAAAGATTCTGGTGGAGTATTGCCTGCTTGTGAATACCTACAAACAAGTGCGACACCAGGAAAATTCTTTTGTGGAGGATGTGGTTGTGGAGATAAGCCTCTTACTTGGTTAAACGGCACTGCAGACGAATAGATTATCCAAAACTTGCCTGTCCTCTTCAAATGCCTGGGTTCTCTAATTATAAAGAATCTGCACCAGAAGAATCTGTTGCACCAGTTACTCGTCGGGCCTATATCGAAAAGATGAAATTTGAAGAATTAAATTCGGTTTCAGTAACCATGCCAGAAGATCCTAAGAGTTAAATATTTTCGAGTGAAGGCCCAGCTCCTTATAAATAAAATGGAGCAATAATGGGAAATATTAACTCAAAAGACAAAATTATTAAATACGCACTCAGGGCATTAGGTCATCCTGTAATAGACATCAATGTAGACCACGAACAATGTCTGGATCGCGTAGACGACGCGCTAGAGTTGTTTGCAGAACGACACTTTGATGGAGTAGAAAAGGTGTATTTTCGTCATACTATGACCGAAGATAATATACAAAAACGATATATTGATACAGAAACCTTATCTAATCCTACCGGTATAACCGGAGACGGACCCGATGGAACAACCATAGTAAGTGTTGTAAAATTATTTCGTTTTAGTAATTTTGCTAACATTAATATGTTTGATATCAGATATCAACTTGCCCTAACAGATTATTTTGGCATCAATAGAGGACTGGCTTCTCAATCCTCACTAGGTCTTCCTCAATACAGCGCAACAAAACGATATATTAATTTAATTGAACAATTTTTTGCTCCAGAAAAAGCCATAAGATTTAGTAAAGTTAAAAACAGAATTTATATTGACGGAACTATGGAAGAATTATCAGCAGGTGCAGTTATGGTTATTGAGGCCTATGCTGCACTGGATCCAAACAAGTACACTGAAATATACGACGACAGATTATTAAAAAAATATGTTACTGCACTAATTAAAAGACAATGGGGAGCGAATATGGCAAAATTTGATGGAGTTCAATTGCCTGGTGGAATCACCACTCGAGGCGCTGCAATTCAACAAGAGGCAATACAAGAAATAGAATTAATCGAAAACGAGATAAGAGGAACACACGAACTACCTTCTGACTTCTTCATAGGATAATGTATGGCGACAAATCCGTATTTCAGATCATACGATTCTGATCGAGAACAAAAACTCATCAATGAATTGACTATTGAAACTATTCGTGCAATGGGTCGAGATGTTCTGTATATTCCTAGAGATTATTTGAATATAGACAACATATTCGGAGAAGATCCTGAAGCAAAATTTACCGAAGGATATCCAATAGAGGCCTATCTGGTAGACGTAGATCGGTTTCAGGGAAATCGAGACGTTATCGCAAAATTTGGTGTACAAATAACAGATCGTTGCACTATACTGTTATCTAAAACTAGATTCGAAGAAGAAATAAAACTTAAAAGAACAGAGATACTCAAGCCTCGTGCTGGAGATTTAATATATCTTCCTCTTTCCAAGTCTTTATTTGAAATCAATTATGTAGAAGACGAATTTCCATTTTATCAATTAGGCGGATTAACTACATATACTCTTACTCTGGAACTGTTCACATACGACGGAGAAACCATCGATGTTGGAGTTACCGATGTAGATGTCATAGAAACAGAAAGAAAAACTCCTGCCATTATATCGTATATTCACGGAAGTCCTATTACTGGATCAAATGAAATTAGAGACGGCGAATTAGTATTTCAAGTATTAGGAGTAACCGGGCCCGGTTCTACTTTAGCAAATGCAACAGCAACTGCTACAGTAGTAGATATTATTCACGGCACGACAATGAACGCACTGTATCTGTCTGGAATTAGTGGTGCCTTCTCTTATAGTCAAACTCAAACCGTTAAGGGAAGTGTATCAGGTGCAGAATATTACTTCCGAGTAGCAGGAACATCCAGTGACAGAATAATTCCAACAGATCCGTTTACCGGTAAAAATGTAAACGATAATAATGATTTGAAACAGTCTACAATGACCATTTTTGATTTTACTGATATTGATCCGTTTTCTGAAGGAAATTATTAATGTTTAATCAGATTTTAGAAAGCGGGTTTGACGATATTATTAAAAAACATGTTATTGCATTCGGTTCGTTGTTTAGTTCTGTTTATACCATGACTGAAAGAAACGGCCAAACAGAAAAAAGAAGAGTTCCAATATCATTTGGTGCAAAAGAAAAATTTATTCAAATAATTATAAACGAAAGTGGTCTAACAGATAAAACTCATATTCAAATGGATTTACCGAGAATGGGATTTGAACTGGTAAATATTCAATACGATCCTGGACGCAGAATAAACAAACTACAAAAGAAAACAAAAATTCTTAACAATGTTCAAAAACAAGCTTTTTCAGAATCTCCTTATAATTTTACATTTGCACTGTATGTATTTTCTAGAAGTATGCAACACAATTTACAAGTAATTGAACAAATTGCTCCGTATTTTACTCCAGACTTTACTGTTACAATGAATATGAACGAACTGTACCAACGAGTAGATGTTCCTATTGTTCTAATGGACATAGATATTAACGAAGATTATGAAGGAACATTCGATCAGCGTAGATCAATAGTTTCTGTGTTGCAGTTTAATATGAAAGGTTACATTTACTCGCCCACAAAAACTAATACTACTGGTGTTATTGAAACTAGTGACATTAATTTGTTTGACGGCTTGACTGGAAATAATTTTATTTTAGATATTGGATATACCGGAGACGCTGATATCGGTCCGTCAAGTATTGTTTGGTCTCCCGAAGGAAATCCATGAAATCTAGTAATGAAAAAATATCAGATGCACTGAATATCAAATTTACACCAGAAGAAACTACTTCAATAGTTAAACCTGTTCCAGAAAAAGAGTCTACAGATTTAACAGGAGATTTTAATTCTGCTCGACAGAATATTTCTTCTCTGATTGATACTGGAATGACTGCATTAGACGGAATATTAAAGGTGGCAACAGAATCCGATTCTCCCAGAGCATATGAAGTATTATCTAATATGATCAGAACTTTAAGTGAAATGAATAAGGATCTGATGGATATACACGAGAAAATGTCGAATACCGAATCTAAAAAAATTACAGTTAAAAATACAACAAATAATTCAATATATGTGGGATCTACTAGTGATCTTCAAAATCTAATTAATAGAGAAAGAAGTCCGTTAAAAGTTTTTGAAGAAGAGGATAAAGAATGAAGAAGCCTGGATATCTGGGAAACACAAATCTTAAACCAGAAGGCCAACGCATTGAATTCACTAAAGAACAAGTAGAAGAATATGTTCGTTGTGCCCAAGATCCTAGTTATTTTGTATCCAAATATATCAAAGTAGTTTCTCTTGATAAAGGTCTTGTTGCTTTTGATATGTATCCGTATCAGAAAAAAATGATCGAAATGATTCATAATAATAGATTTGTTATAGCAAAACTTCCCAGACAGAGTGGAAAAACTACAACAGTTGCCTCTTATTTACTACATTATATTTTATTTAATCAGAGTGTTAATATTGCCATTCTGGCAAACAAACAGTCTACTGCAAGAGAAATTCTTGCACGGTTGAAATTGTCATACGAATATTTGCCTCTTTGGTTACAACAAGGAGTTCGAGAATGGAACAAGCACTCTATTGTTTTAGAAAACGGGTCTAGAATCATTGCAGCAGCAACTTCTTCTAGTGCAATCCGTGGAGGATCATACAATGTTATTCTTTTAGACGAATACGCACACGTTCCTACTACAGTGGCAGAAGAATTCTTCAGCTCCGTTTATCCTACGATCACTGCCGGTCAAACTACCAGAGTTATAATGATTTCTACTCCAAAGGGCCTAAATATGTTTTATCGTTTTTGGAAAGGAGCTCAAAGTAAACAAAATGAATATATTCCGATGGAAGTTACATGGAATGAGGTTCCAAAATACCCAGGAGGTCCATTACGAGACGAAGAATGGAAACAAGAAACTATACGAAATTCTTCAGAACGACAATTTCAAGAAGAATTCGTATGTGATTTTATAGGATCAACCAATACTCTGATATCATCTCAAAAATTAAACAGCTTAGTCTGGAAAAAGCCTATTTCTAAAACTAATGACGGGTTAACAATTTTAGAACCGAGTCCAGAACCAAACGAAAAGGGACGATCTAATATTTATTTTATGGTAGTAGATGTGGCTCGAGGACAAGGAAAAGACTACAGCGCATTTACCATTGTAGATATAACTAAATTTCCGTATCGTGTGGTAGGAAAATACAGAAATAATACTGTTTCTCCGTTATTGTTTCCGTCTATTATTCGTGCAGTTGCTGGCAGATACAATAATGCCTATGTGATGGTGGAACTAAATGACATTGGAGCCCAAGTGGCTGATGTATTGCATACAGATCTAGAATACGAAAATTTAGTTAAATCTAATATTTTAGGTAGAAAAGGACAGGTATTAAACGAAGGCTTTGGAAGACAAAAATCTCTTCAACTAGGAGTCAGAACAAGTCAAATAGTCAAAAAAGTCGGATGTGCAGTTTTAAAGAATCTTATAGAAAACGATAAATTAATTGTCGAAGATTCTGATATTATCGAAGAACTTACCACCTTTATTGCAGATAATTCATCGTTTCAGGCAGAAGACGGGTATACAGACGATTTGGTTATGACTCTGGTTTTATTTTCTTGGGCGACTCGTCAAGAATTTTTTAAAAATATTACAGATTCCGATATCAGAACAGAAATGTATTCACAAGAAATGAAAAAAATAGAAGAAGATTTGTTACCATTTGGTTATATTTTAGACGGAACCCCTGAGATATCACTTGAATCTGATTCAGAAGATACAAAAAAAGATAATTGGTTATTGGCACATCAATCTGAAGATCCAAAACGATGGGTGGATCTGTACCGACAAAATAGATTTTTTTGAAAATATAAAAAAGTATAAATAAGTAAAAGTTTTAGATCTAAAGGAGACTTAAATGACAGCAAGATCTCGACCAAATATTAAGTTAAAATTAACAGATACTTCTTTCGTAATTCCACCAACAGACACTCTTCTAAATACAAGTACAGCAGCTTGTTGGGCTCCCGAATTGGGTTTGTTAGCGACTGCAACAGAAATTCAAAACGGATTTATTCGAGTAGAGTCTCAGGGAAATTGGTTTGGTCGAGTAACTTCTTTAATTCAAAATGCAATCGGTGTTACAGAAGGAAATCTTGATAGATTTGAGTTAATAATGAATGGAGTTTCTGGTTCAAACGGAGTAACTACTGGCGGTGCAATCGGATTACTAAATTCCCCATACGGAACAACGTATACTGTTAATGTACTTCAGGGTGTAACAAATGGCTTAACCCTGA